AGACTCTCCCGCCGTGTTGGTTGCAGTGGTGTTCCACGTTGTCAAAGATTCCTGATCAGAGAATCGAATAGTCAAAGGGTCTTGGACTCCTGGTGTGCTCTCTGGGTCACACCCAAAAGCAATCACATGACGATCCCTATCTGAAACCATAATTTGTTTTGCAACTTGTGGTGCGCTGGTCGATCCCGCTAAACTTGTAATGTTGACGGCACGAGTGGTTAGTCCCGTGGTTGCCTCCCAGTAAAAGATGCCACCATCACGAACATTAATCAGTAAATCCTCACCAAAGTTATCCTGAGACCAAAACCGCAAAGTGTTGGCTACAATAGCATCTGTAGACGCCTCACCCCACCCTGCACGACCCCATGTTCCTGCACCCCATCCTGCCCCTGATACATTCAGGTCTAATCCTGTATTAACTTGATACTTACCCACCACAGAGGATCCGCCATTTCCTGAGTCAGAAGAATTTGCAGAGACGGTGGTAGGATTAAGTTGACCACTTTCTGTTATACTAGAAATGCTAGTCCCAGCAGAACGAGCCGTAATCGTGTAAGTGCTTGAGTTGGTGACAGAATCAATTTGATACTCTTGGTTTAAAACATCTGCTGTAATGTTGCCGCCAAGAGAGGCTGCACCGGAGAATGTAACAAAATCGTTTTGCACCGCACCATGATTTGTGTCGGTAATAGTAATTGTAGAAGATCCGTTTGTTGCAGCAAAGGTTATTTCCCCTGCTGATGTTGTGGATCGAAGAGGAGTGACATCATTAAACGCACCACCCTCATCTATGTAAAACTTTAAATGTGTGCCTACACCCAAAAGTTGATCTCGTGAAAGCGTAACCCATGGATGTAATGATCGGCATGTCCCAAGAAAAGATTGAAGTGACTTCTTTTGCCAGCCGCCAATCTTTTGTGGAAACCCCTTTTGAAATCTAACATTATCAATGTCAAACCAGCCGCCCTCGTTTGAATACGAGGTTATGTCTCGAACTACACCAGGGCGAAATTGTAACTTAGATAATGGCATTGGGTCACGAAATTTCCTCATAGGTTACAATGACAGACAGATCATTTGCCGCACTAGCGGTGACTCCAAGAGACGTGTTTTCTTCTAAATATATAGGAGTATCTCTAGTGATAATGTCTAAATTTGTATTTGCGGAAACCCCTTTTAAATCAATTAGTTCTGTTTGAGTTCCGCTTGCTGAACCTCCGGCGGCGTTGGCTTGATTAAACAAACCAGCAGTAACATTTACACTGTCAGTACCGTCTATGTTTACGACACGTAAAAGCAAAACACGTAAAACTTTTCCAGAGCTATTAGCGTTGTTTAATACCGACGTTGCCGAAGTTGTACTTAAACTAAACGTATCTGTTTTAAGGGTTAATGTTCCAATGTTTACGACGTTGGGCGCTGCCATGGCAACCTCCTAGTTCAATATAATGTCAAATGCGATAGCCTTGCCGACTGTTGCAGAATTGCTAAAGCTGAGAGTTGCGGACCCATTTGTAGTCAATACTTGGTTTGCCGAACCATCCGACGAAGGAAATGTAAACGTGTCTGCAAAATCTTTCAAGTTTTGATCATAAGGCTGCACATCTCCAGATCCACCACTACCAATGGCTACACCAAGATTAGTCCTTGCTGTAGCCGCATCGGATGCCCCCGTGCCGCCGTCCGAAACAGCAAGATCTGTAATACCAGTAACAGTGCCCCCTGTGATCTTTGCACTGCCCATAGAAAGATTATTGGTTAGGTCACTGACTGCTGCTCCAGAACCAGCCCCGTCACAATAAATTATCTTACTGTCGCCATTACCTACCGTTACGTTAGCTCCAGATCCTTGCGAAAAAATTGCATCTTGTCCGCTATCGTTTTGTACAAAGTATACATGATCTCCATCATTCGGAGAGATCGTAATCGTATTTGTTCCAGAGGGGGAGCCAGTGAGCACAAGAACCTTGAACATTCCATCCGAAAGAGATCCATCAGACGTAGTAAGAGTATGTGTTGTTCCCGTAAGACTAATAGACCCCACACCTTCTATAAGTCTAGTAATAATATCAAGATTTGTGTTTGTAGTGGTGCCCCATGTGCCAGACTGCTCACCCGTTGCAATCTTTTCAATACCACTACCTGTATACGAACTAGGCATATTTTATCCTACGCTGCTATTATTTCTGTCCAAATAGTACCAGGATTTGGAACAATTCTGCCCCAAAGTAGCACAGTTCCCACTTCTCCGCTAGAGGATACTCCTGTTAATGTCACTGTCGCGTTTCCGTTTATTGTTACCTCTCCAACACTTCCTGTTGCAACAAATGAAGGAACAGGTAAGGAAGCAGAGGTTTTCTGTGTTACTGCCCCAACAGAAGCTGTTGCGCTTAGTCCAGTAGGCGCAATATCTGCTGTGCCAGCAGTAGTGACTGCTCCACCAGAAGCGGTGCCTTCTACGCCCGTAGGCTGTACAATTACCCCTATGCCAACCGGAACCGTGACTGTTCCAACAGAGGCTGTAGCTGACAAACCTGTCACTGAAACTGAAACACCCGTACCAACCGTAGTGGTTACAGAACCAACAGAGGCTGTAGCGGACAGGCCAACTTGATTAAGATCTTGATCAGTGACAATAGCTACGGAACCAATAGAGCCTGTTGTAGATACGCCCGTAGCATTTGCCGAGGTTATAAGAGCATCATCAGCTATTGCCGTTGCAGATATCGGGGTAAAGCCAAGCATCTTTTACTCCTCGTTAGTAGAATCTACCGCAGTGTATTCGATCATCCAGTAACCACCATCTTTTAACGTTGGCAAAGCATTGCGCTGCGAACGTTGATTGGCTGTAAGAACAGGTTTCGGTCCCTCTAATACACCTACCATATTATATCGACTCATCGTAAATATATTAATGTGTTCAGGAAAAGATACGTTAGGATTGTCTTTACGCAAATCAGCAATGGTGTAAGGAAATTGTATTACTTTGCCATTTTCTATTTTAGCGTGCATCTTATATCCTTACTATGTCGCTGTTGCGTAGAAAATATAATCACCATCAGTAAAATCATCTGTAATAGTAAAGCCTGATGAAAGAGGATCAATGTAATCATCACCGGTAGTTGGTGCACCATTAGTATTAAGTAAAAAGTATGGATCATTACCAGCAGTAATGCCTCTGTTAGTGTCAAAGACAAACCAGTTCCCTGCGGAGTCTGTACGCTTTAGCAAAACAAATTTAGCTCCTGAAGAAAATCCACAGTCCACGTTTGTTGTACCTGAGTGAGTCACAGAACCCACTTTAGATACACCCGCAACTGTGGCAAAAAGATAGGCTATGTAGGTGTCGTTGTTACCATTTGTATTTCTATTGGTACTGGACTCTGCGAGATAAACGGCTGTGGCTGTATCCGTACCTGTACCCCAAAAGTTTGCACCTAACATACCTCCCGCTGCTGTATTGGCATTTATGGTCAATTCATCTCTACCAAGGTCTTTATGCTTTACAACCCAGTCAAATCCAATGTTCCTAGCCTTCACCCAGATCATCTCAGGTGTAACACCAAGGCCATGTGTTAATGCCCTGTTTGACGTTCCATTTCCTGTGTAAGCAACCACATCAAAATAGCCGGGAGCACGACGCCACATAGCCGACCAGTCGGAGCTAGAGCTAGACGTTCCGTTATAATAACCATCCATGTAATCAAACTTAGCTGCACCAAAACCACTTTCAGCAGCAGTTGTATCAGTTCTAAGGGAGTTACCATCACGTAATCTATCAAAGACATAGTTAGGCTGACTTGCAGACATAATACGTTTAATAGCCATATCTACAACAAAGCCGCTAGAATACTCTGGTGGGGATGAGCCTGTCTCACTTGCATCACCTACATCAAACACACTAGACGCTGCCGTTGGTGTAGCCATTGGACCACGCCGAATTGCCATGTAGATGAACGTTTTATTATCTCCCATGAAGGAGTTAGTGCCAACTCTAAATCCAGTGCTGGTAATCTGAGGAAAACCTGCGTTTGTATTACTTCCTGTGCTTTCTGCACCTGACGAATTCGGCTGTAAGTATGCCTGATCTACTACAGTCCAACCACGCATGGTGTCCCATATATACCAGCCAATAGTAGAGGTGGCAGATTTTACGAGAAGCCATTGAGGTTCAAAACCAAGATCAATGGTGTTACCAGTAGAGCTTGAGTGTGTAAAACTCCCGCACTTAATTATGTCTTGAGAGCCATTTCCAAAACCACCATCGCTATTGTTGTGAGCAAAGAGGTAGGCAACGTAAGTTGCACCATTTTGATTTATATTACTGTTATCTCCTATAGTAAAATAGGTAGAAGTTGGTGCAGCATCAAACATTGTACCATCTTCAGCCTCTGCATTTGTTTCATTTAAACGTAAATAATAGTCACTGCTAGTTGCCCCTCTATGATAAACAGGCCAATAACCAGATGCTGAAGTTTTCTTAACAATAATCATACCTGGAACACTACCAAGATTATGACTAATTTGCGTGTTTCTTGTATCATTACCTGTATAAGTAACTACGTCAAAAAACTTAGGGGCTTTACGAAAAGTCCAAGAGGCGTAGGTGTAGCCATTAAAGTTTTCAGTGTTTGGTGTATTTGTTAATGTAAATCCATCACTGTTAAACGCAGTTAAGCCATTTGTAGTTGCAGAGGGATTTGAAGTTGTATATGGATTTAGTGCTTTTGAAACACCTCTTTCAGTGTCATAGATAATACCGCCTGTGGCATTAGAACGACCCTGCATCCATACCATCCCACCTTCGCCAGACAAATCAATGTTATTAGTGATTGTGTTTGTAGAGCTATTCCCAGTATACAAATAAGTGCTGAACACCTCTTCCACATTTAAAGGCTTTGTTAAAGAGTTAGAGGCAAGGGCCGCGATTCTTGTTACAACACTCATGATATATCTTGTCCTGCTTTTTTGCCAAAGTACGTTGTGCCACCATCTATGGTGATAAAAGCATATAACTCTTTTGTACTCGACGTAGTGGGTGCTGTACCACCTTCAAACTTAATTGAACTGGGCCACGTCAAAGTATGACCACCTGAATTATCTACCACTAGAGTAAAGCCCATTGCCACACCAGAGGCAGGAGGGTTGGTAAACGCAATTGTTGTCGCTGCACTAGGAGTAATGCTAAAAGTATGACCTGTAGATAAGTCCAAAGTTTGCTTTGGTGCTACAGATCGAATAGCCATGTAAATGTAGGTGTCACCGTTATTATTAGCGTTGCCCCCAGTTAGAACAAAACCTGTTGAAATAGCATGACCAATCTCGTCTGTTTGTTCTACCGCAGTGCTATTCCATGCCAGAGAATTGTCGGGAGTGCCATCTACAGTCATGCCTCTTGCAGAGTCCAAAACTATCCAATTACTTATAGCATTATACTTCTTAATCATCATAAGAGATGGCTCCCAACCAAACGTTAATGTTTGATCTGTATTTGGATCGCCAGCAGAATTACCTGTATAACTACCACATAAAATATTACCTGTTGAAGAAGTGTCATGTCCAAAAAGATAAGCTACATAAGAGTCTCCATTGTTATTATCTAATGCGTAACCACCACCAGAGACACCAAAAGAACTACTATTAATAGTCTCAGAGTTTATACTCATAGCTCCCAATGCACTTGTGGTGTTTAAGGTTAACCCCTGCGTGTTCCCTGTTGACCTATGGTAAACCCCCCAATTTCCATTACCACTGCCTGCATATCTTTTGCAAAAAATCATTCCAGGTTCAGCACCTAAATTATGAGAAATAGCCCTATTATTAGAACCATCTCCCGTATAGGTAACTATATCAAAAAACTTACTAGTCTCTTTAAAGGTCCATGAGACATAACTTTGACCATTACTATTACCATCCGCAGAATTGTACCCAAGTACAAATCCAGATGTAGTAAAACTTTCTAAATCTCCTGATCCTTGCAAGTCTTGTTCGCAGGATCTAAGAGCATTACCATTACTGCCCCCACCACGAACCGTGTCGGTCAACTCATTATGAGCAGCATTAGTTCTTGATTTGGTCCAAACTAAACCCCCATCCCCTGATAAATTTATATTGTTAGTAATCGTTTGAGTGCCTGCATTACCAGTGTATAAAGTTGTGCTAAACGCACCATCAGGTCCGTCTGAACTGGCAGTCTCAGTGCCATTAGTTCCCAGGTATCTACCAGCGTGAAGCCCGTTTTTTATTTTAAAGGTTTTGTTGTTAGACATTACTTTTTACCTACAGTGTATTTGCTTGAGTACCAATATAACTGGTGCCTCCATCATCTGTGAAAATAGTGTAAACAGCCGTTGCACCACTAGCAGGTGCAGAGGGAGCTACACTACCTGCCCATTTTATTGTATTAGGCCATGTGATAGTGTAGGTACTTGCCCCAGTTACCTCTAGTTGAAATGTTTGGTTAGCACCTGGATTGCTAATAGTATAAGTTGTGTTAGCTGACAGTGTTTCATTAAAGTAGTTGCCTGTACTAAGATCAATAACACTTGAAGAAATAACACCAAGTGTAGTCTTAGTGCTACCACCTACCTCTACAGCATTCTTTACAATGAAGTCTTTATCGTTAGCCATTACTTAGCTCCATCTATTGCTTGTACTGCTTGGTAGGATGTACCACCGTCTGTTGTAGTGAATGTTAGTACGTCTGTTTCACCAATAGCGGGTGACGTAGGCGCTGTGCCCCCTGCAAACTCTAGGGTGCTAGGGTAGGTGATGGTGGCTGATATAGCTGAAGAATACTGATAAACAGTATCTGAAACATTTCCTATTATATAAAATTTAGTTCCATCAGGTTTAAAAGCTATATGATTAGGATCAGTTTCCTGAGATTGTACAGAAAAACTAATACTATCGTAAGATGCTGTAGAAATATCCCAATCTGTGCTTAAGGAGTACTGATATACATTATCATTTTGTTGACCAACCACAAACATTTTAGTACCATCACTGTTAAATGCTAGACCAAAAGGAGTTGTGTCCTGACTACTAACACTAAAACTTACACTATCGTAGCTTGCTGTACTAACATCCCACGCTATACTCAGTGAATATTGATACACAGTTTCATTTGAATCTTCTAACAAATACATCTTAGTGCCATCAGTTTTAAAATATACTTCTCTACCTTGAACAGATTGACTAGAATATAAAAAAGATTTATTATCATACGATGCCGTAGAAATGTCCCATGCTGTTGATAGGTTATACTGGTAGACATTATCATCATTATTATTTGTAACGTAAAATTTAGTTCCATCAGGTTTAAAATGCAAACCTATAGGAATAGTTGCCTGAGAAGAGGTGCTAAAACTTACACTATCGTAGGAAGCAGTTGAAACATCCCAAGCTGTGCTTAAGGAGTACTGATACAATGTATCATTTGTATTCCCTATAACATACATTTTAGTACCGTCAGATTTAAACTCTACACTATATGGATATGTTTCTTGACTAGCAACACTAAAGCTTTTGTTGTCATAACTAGCATTATCAATGTCGTAAGGAGTTTTAGCTCCTCCCTCTAGTAATAATGTAGCCTGACTAACAGTACCACTATCAGCAGGGTTGCTTAGGTTAATCTCAATGTCAGACGTTGGGGTGATCTCAAAGACTGAGCCAGTGGATAGGTCTAGGGTGGCGGTGGATTGGGTTGTGGAGTATTGGTAAAGAGTATCATTACCAGTATTTATGACATATAGTTTAGTGCCATCGTTATTAAATTCTATACATGTAACAAGTGATGTTTGAGAAGAAACATCAAAACTAACACTGTCATAAGAGGCTGTAGAAACATCCCATGCGGTACTTAATGTATACTGAAATATACTGTTATTCGCGTCACCAGCCACATACATTTTAGTACCGTCATTATTAAAAGCTAAGTTGCTTGGAATAGTATCTTCAGTAGTTACATCAATAGATTTGTTGTCATAAGAAGCCGTGCTTAAATTAAAACCTGTAGATAACGCATATTGGTAAATGATGTCTGATCCAATATCTGTGACATACATTTTAGTGCCATCCGTTTTAAAAAATAAACCATACCCTAAACCAGAAGCCACTTGTCCTGTAAGACTAAAACTTACTGAATCATATGAACCTGTACTAATATCAAAAGCAGTGCTTAAAGAGTATTGATAGACCGTTGTGTTTGTACCGCCAAGAATAAATGCTTTAGTTCCATCAGAACTAAGCTTAATTTGATAGGGCGTGGCATCTTGAGAAGAAACATTTAAGCTCTTACTATCATAACTAGCCGTGCTAATATCAAAGGCAGTGCTTAAAGAGTATTGATAAACACTGTCACTTGTAGTTCCCACTATATATAATTTAGTCCCATCACTCTTAAAGGTAAAACCAAAAGGACTAGCTTCTTGTGAAGTGGTACTAAAACTAACACTGTCATATGATGCACCAGCAAGATTGTAACCAGAAGTCCCAGATGTAACAGTGCCCACACCCTCATAATAGACCGTGGGTTGAATACCGTTCTTTACTTTAAAATCTTTAGTATTTGCCATGCTTCACCTTCCACTTGGCAATATGTCAAACTACTCAATCAAAGTAGCAATCGCCGTGTGTGCCGTCGATGTTGCGCTTGCAGCAGTGACTAAAACTCTTACATTCGAGCCGCTAATATCTACATCATATGTTGCAAGTTGTGTACTTGTATTAACTTCACCAAACTGCGTAGCAACCGCCGTAGTGCCGTCATGAGTTACAAGTAGCTTTGCTATTGTACGATTTGATCCGCTACTCGCAACAACTACAATATCAGCAGCCAGATATGTAGCTTTGGCATAACTAGCCAATGCAGTTTGTGTTGTGCTTGTAGTTGTAACCGTCTGTGTGTCTCCGCCTCCACCGATTGCACCCCAAGCACCCCCCGCATATCCTTCAAAGGCGTTATCCTCTGTATTGTATCGAAACATACCGTTTGAAGGAGAACCAGAGCGTTGCGCCGTTGTACCCGCAGGAACATCTATTTGACCAGTCCCAGAGAATAATAAATCTCCAGACATCGTGTCGCCAGACTTGTTTAAAACATCTGTCGCTGCCACTGTAACAAACACAAGAGCAGACCCGCTCAAATTCAAAGCAGAATCAGAGTTAGAGCTTTCTTCTACAGATCGGCTCAAGGTGGTGCCAGAACTTGTGTATGTGCCCGTGCCTATCTCAAAACCCGTGCCGTCTTCGATTACATAACGAACTGTTTGACCGTTGGTGATGCCTGCATCCGCAAAAGACTGAAACCCTGAAACCGCACTGCCTAGTGTTATCGTTCCTGTTCCAGTGGTGCCCGTTGTCATACGAGCACGATTAACAAACGTCACCATGACTTAGCCCCTTATGCGATACGGATGATTGCCGAAGAACTATCCGCAGTTGGGAATACAATCTGAAAGTCACCAGATGTAGAAGATTTATCTCCACCAAAATCTAACACAACAACAGAAGGATCACCCGCAGCAGAGTCGTTATAGATTAACGCACCACGAGCCGTAATAGTTGCAGAAGTGTACGTCTTGTCTGCAAAATCTGTAAGTGCTGTTGTGCCAGAAGTAGTAGGAGTCACATTTGTTAAGTCACCACCACCCGCAGTATATGTGCCAGAATTACTAACCTCGTTTGAAGTTGTGTAAGCTGTAGTCGCTGCGGTAAAAGATGCACTGTTAGTATACAACGCTAGTTTAAAAGTATTACCACTTGAGTTGGTAAAGTTATGAGTACCCGTAAGCAACTCTTGCTTAAACGAAGTACACATGAAGTTTCCACTAAAGGCCATATCAAAGTCTCCTTATAAGTTCAGCCAAATTGGGATGTCCCGCATCATTAAGTGCATTATACACAGTTGTGCGGTCACTGCGAATAGCTTGTCTCATATAAAATGCAACGAGCTTTTCAATGTGCTTCGAAAAAGCACGAGCTTGGTCCCGGATGCCAGGATGAGTGCTATCGGAAACCGAAATTACCTTCTCAACGCATTGCTCTGCTAATTCTTCAGGAGAAAAACCACGATACTCAGTTGTGCGAACCCCCACTATAGGTTCGTCTTTTGGCACATTTATATCTATTTCAAACATTAGGTTTTTTCCCTTATAACTTTCCCAGTGCGGTATTCGTCTGTTGTTTCTTTTGCTTCGCCTAGTTGTTTCAACCCAACTATAGACTCTTTAAAACGCCTATCATACATAGCCATAATATCCTGCTCACCCTTCATGTAAATATAAGCTTCGATCAAAGAGCCATACAACAAAGACATCTCCGCATTTTCACTTAACCAAGTTGTGCCACTATCCGCTCCCACTGTGATACTAGAAGGTCGATAAAAATAATGAAGCTCTGCCGTGTAAGCAGTATCAGGAGTGGGAGCGAGTAAAAAATTATCAACATCAAACATAGAGTAGTATCGAGGAGCACCCGTTGTTGTGGAGTCAGGTGTGTATGTCTGAAGGAAACTTGGGTCTTTAAAATCTATAAAGAACCGGTCTCCATTTGTTCCAGCGAGACTGAGAGAGAAAGGTGCCAAGAAGTCACTAGGGCAAGACAAAAACTCGTTACTAGCCGTGGTTGATGCAGTTACATTTTTACGAAACAAAGAAAGTTGAACATTCTTTAAAATCCGTTCTTCCGCTATGCGAATGAACAAAGGAATATTGTTTACAAAACTCGTTTCCGTATACTCGGTATAATCTTGTATTGCCGTTTTGAGTTGTGCGTATGTAAAACTCACAATCTAACCTTTCAGTGCCGAAGTAGGAATGTTACTTGTTTCATTATCCGCTGTGTATCGTGCTAAACCAATACTGATCCTAAAATCTTGAATATAACCTTTAAAGAAGTAACCACTCAAGCTTGCTTGATTATAACCAATGCCGCCGATTACAGGTCTATTGGTGCCAGTTAGCCACGTTCTGTTATCGTCGGTTTGAGCCACTTTTATGCCGTCGACGAACATCCGTAATACGTGTGTGGCGCTGGACGTATCTTTTGTCACCGCCAGATGATACCACGTATTAGCCGATAAAGTAACACTACTAGTCAAGGTTGGCGTTTGAAGTTTGGGCACACCAGCCTGAAAATTAAGATTAAAATAGTCTCCACTGGCTGTGGCATTTGGTCGAAAATCAATGAGACAGCGCTCACCCGATACATCCGTTGGATAAACCCAAGTTTCAATAGTAAAAGCACTAGTAGAAAGATCAAACTCCTCTGCAAAAATATGATCTTGAGAGCTACTTTGTAACAGAGCAATCGCAGATGTGCCTTCCCAAGCCGCGCCAATTCTTGGAGGTGTAGTGCCCGTTGAAAGCGCAGACGTGCCAACCGTACTTCCAAACAGCTTTAGATTATTATATTGAGCCTTGTCTATAACTTTTCCCTCGGTTCCTTTCAGATGTAAAGCAGTGCCACTAGAAGAAACTGGAGCAGTAGGCACAGAAGGGCTTGAATTACCGGTTAGTTTTATTGTTAAATCGGAAATAAAACCGTCAAACTCTGCAAGCGCGTAATTATAACCCGCTGCTCCAATGACCGGTCGATAACTGCCCGTCAAATAATTATTGGAATCCGAATAAGTGCTTCCATGTTGTGATCCATTGACATAAATTTTAGTGCTTCCGCTTACTCTCGTTAGAGTAAGATATGTCCACGTATTAACCGATACTTGGCTGGCAGATGAATCATAAATAACAGTGCTAGTATTTACGTAAAGTTCCGGACGACCATTCGACAGAAGAAAATTTACATAGACTCCGTTTGTTATCGACGGTCTAAAATCAATCAGAACTTGGTCGCCTGAAATTGTTTTTGGGTTAATCCACATACTTATCTCAAAGTCAGACGTGCCAATAACTGGTCCGCCACTGGCAGACATTTGAATGGCATCGTCATCTGCAGGAAATAAATACGAGCCGCCATGACTCGCAGCTACATATTCAACATTATCTACTGCGCTTGCAGGATAGCCTCCATGCCTATATGGACTATGAGCGCCTGCTACAATTGATCTAGTTCCTGTCGCTACGTTTGCACTATAATTACCGGCACTATCAGTAAAGAGGCTGTTGTAACCTGAACCAGTTGCATTAATCAACAATCTCGTAAAAGGACTATTCGCAACGGTGAATGCAAGAGAAAAGCTTTGTGTAACATGCGCGATGTTATTACTGTCACTAACATCAAACCTTACTGTTATAGTTCCACCCACTGAGGTCGCTGGCACCAAAGTAAAAGTATTTGAAGATTGATTAATGACCGGCATGCTTGGCGAAGAGATAACATCCGTTGCAGTACCACTAGTCACTGTGGCCGAATAAACAAGCGTTTCAAGGTCTGGATCAGTGGCATTAATCGTTATTACCGTATTTGAACCAGGGGTTAATGCAAACGTCTGAGCAGTCGTTAAATTGTTTGCCCCCGCACCTCCTGTGTTTTCGGAAAAATCGGTTATTGTTGGTGTAGTGTTAGTGATGGTAAATAATAAAAAGAATCCACTACTTTGTTTTAGATATAATTTATTTGCATCTGTATCGTAATGCAAAGACCCCTCCGCAGCAGACGCGGCATCCTCTAGCATCGCAGCTTGATTTTCGTGTACCGTTACACCACCAGAGCCGCCGCCTGCCGCCGCCCAACTCAAAGTTCCTGAACCGTCAGTTTGCAAAAACTGTGAAGCATCGCCGTCATTGTTAGGTAACGTTAATGTGTAAGAA